AACCTGTATAGGATAGTTTTGGCAGTTAAATGTTGCGACAGCGAAATGTTTAGGATGTGGTTCAAATGCTAGTACGTCACAACCTACTTGTTTATGCATGGCTACTGCATGATAACCAATATTTGTTCCAACGTCGATATATGCGTCATCTTTAGTTAACCATTGACTCATTATTTGTATTTCTGCATGGCAATATTCACCAAACAAAGCAATACTTTGACTGACTACAGCATCCATACGATAAACAGCAAATTCACCCACACGTGAGTTAACCATTTTAAGGCTAGGTTTTAAATCTTCAAAATCTTGTTCAACTGACATAAGTTCTCCCTTGAGCAATTTATTTATTGCTATAAAATGGGTAGAATTTTTTTAGAGTGTTTCCTGTTCGTTGTCTACTACTATCCAGCCCAGTTTAAATAAATCTTCTTTAATCTCATCAGTAACGACACTTTCAGGTACATAATCTTTGGTCAAATCACCATCATCATGGCGTATTCCACTACAATACCAATCCATGTAATCACCTTCTTCACACAAGTCAGCTACAATGCCACCTGCATATCTCCAGCTACAACTCCATGTTTCACCTTTAAGAATGGGCATTACATCATTGCGTTGAAACTCATTATTACATAGTGCTGCATAAATGTTTTGTGCGTAGGCTTTATTTTTACATTTTTCTACGATATACTCACTACTGCGCAAATCGTATTCTAAGTTATTCTTTTGCCATTCTGGATCATTCTCTAAGGCTAATTTATTATCCTCAAAGCTAATATAAAAGTCTGCTAGTTTTTCCTTCATATCATCTTCATAGGTATCAGGAATTCTAGCAATTCTATTTTGTAGAGTTTGCTCTCTGTGTTTACTTATTGCAAGTTTTTTCATAAGATTTGTAATGTAGATTGCGACCTTTTGGGTCGCAATCTGTTTATGCCTTAGCTAAGTGTGTATGCTGAACTTTCTTTTTAGTTCTAGGTTCTTTTGAGTAAAAGATGTGATTACCTATTTTCTTCACTTCTTTGTAAGGCCAATTTGGCTGTACAAATATACTATGAAAAAATAGTGTTGTACTGGGTACAACGTGTCTATAAGCATCGTATGCTAACACCTCATAAGCTATTTTTTCACTTTCTTTGTATCTTGGATCATGTGGGTTAATTTTCTTAACATCTTCACATACCCAACTGAACTGACATAGTTTGACCAATTTTTTGTCTCCTTCTTCTGTTTCAGAAGGTACCATGTTTGTTTGATATACTTCAGCACATGGGGGATTTGCAAAAGCACCATGATTTACTCTGTTCATGGTTAGACGTGCTACGGCTGCTTTGCCTGTAGCTGGTTCGCTTCCCGCTTCGTAGTATATATTTTTTGCCAAACAATTTAATTGTTTAGCATCTACAGTCTTAGCAACAGGTTTTTTTGGCTTTTGCTGTGCCGCCTGAGCCTCAACTTCATTTTGAGTTTTAAAACTTAAAAAAACGTCTAAATTTAACAACATTGTCAAAAGAATAACAAAATATCCTAATTTTATAAATCTGTTAACAATACTATTTTCAACTCGCAGGTTTGGTAGGTTCTTCATATTTTTCTCCTTTCCACCCTATAGTTTACACTAAATGGGCATTAAGCACAACTGTTTTGGTAAGACTTTATTATTAGTTTGGTAAGTCGTCCCAGCAATCACAATTGCAATGTATTACTTGCTCAACCGCTTTAATCGGTTCTATGATTGATGGTTTAGTTGTGGTAGATATGTTGAATATATCTAAATTTGCTGGCACAAGGTCAACTTCTGGTGATCCACCAAAACTACCAGGAGTCTGCGTTTCTCCTGTGACCTTAGGTAATGTTTCGCCATTGCCAACGGGAATAGTCGGTTCTGCAACAGGTGTTACAGATGGTACATCAGGTATTTTGTTGTCTGATGTTCCTCCGGCTAGTCCAAGCCTTTTTGAATTGCGTTCTTCACGCATCATTCCGATTATACTTTGCCCTCCTATATGATTAAGGTCACTGATAGCCTCCAAAACTTGAGCCGACATATTAGGTTCAGTTTGTGAAGCCCAATTGGTTATGGAATCGTTAAATCCATAAATATCAGTGACAGTGCCTGGGGTATATTGGGCAATCGCCAATTCCCTTGCAGCCATTTCTTTTACTAGCTGCTTCCCTATTGAATCCCATATAGTATTTAATTCGTTTGATACTATAGGTTTCCTATTTTTAATATTTTTTATTTCGTTGTTCGCTTGCCAAATAAACTGTTCAATTTTTTCAGTTAATGGAGATGATTTTGAAATTTCTTCCGATAAATTTCTGTAAATTGTTTTTAGTTCATTTGTTTCTAACTGTTTTGCTAACTCTAACACTTTGTCGAGCTTATAATTTATTCCAGTCATAGCACCAAAGAAATCAGTTACAACGTATGTACCATTTTCTCCACTACCTTTCGCAACTTGCTGCAAAGCTTTTTTAAGAACATCTGGGTTGTTAGGAGTTGTAGTGCCATTTATATTATCAAGCCCATTTGTTGTTTCTAAATTCGCAACAACTTGACTAAACTTTTCAATTTCCATATTTTGAATATGTTTAACTTGCAGCATACTTGTACGCAGGGCGCCGCAAGCACGATAAACATATTTAGGTACTATACCCTGTAATTCATCACCATAATTAAACTGGTCAAGTTGTCCATTGACACCGGTATTGCTGTATATTAAATAATAGGTTTTACTATTAGTTGGTCCGGGGCTTGTGTTAAATTTTGGAACAGTCAATGACGTAAAACTATTTGGAAATAGTTTTTTTGGATCAAGTAAATCTGCTAAAGAGTTTATGTTTTTAGTTTGCACGTTTAGAGTAATTAAAACATCTTTTAATACATCATCCTTTATTTCTTGAAACGCTGTATACAAATTCTTTAGTTCAAGTTTAGTTGGTTCGCGGCTTTCTTCTAGTAATTCGTTTAATGAACTTGTCGTAAATCCTGAAGTAAGAAAAACTTTTGCTACACTATTAATTATCGAATTATTTTGTTTCATTGTTAGCAATAAGTTATATGGACTACCAAAAGTTGTTATCCTACTTAAGTTTATTGCTCGTCCTGATTTTATAAGGTCTTGACCCCAATATAATGTAGATAATGTTATACCAGTTATATCGCTTGTAGTCAAATCATTCATATTGCTGTAGGTGCCCTCTAAGAACCCCATAGCATTTTTGAGTGTATTAATTTTACTATTACTTTGTGCTAAAAAACCCTGACATATTACAAAGCTTAAACAAAAATCCTCTAGCGTTTTTTTACCATACTTGAACTCACGCATAGCCTGCGAACTGATTACATGGACAAAACCGTAACTTGTTCCTTCGACAGAAAAAACTGTTAATTTATCGCCGGGTAATAATCTACCCACATACCGTAAGGTGTCGCCGTTAATTTGATAATTACTAGGATCTACAATTGTACCATTAACTGAAGCAGAAATAATTCTAACTGAACCTTTCGTTATGTGCGCAGGCTCATAATGCATTTTATAAAATGATTGTCCGCCAGAACATGTATAAGTTTCAATTAGTAATGGAGAGTAGTTAGGAAAAGTTGAAGGGTTAGTGTTACCTAAGGCAGGTATATCATTCTTCCCGATAGCTATTATTTTGTTGTAAGTTTCTAAAGTTATTGCAGCACCTAATTTGTCATACGCTTTGCGTATACAATCGCTTATTAAACCTAAGCAAGTATCTCTTTCTATACTACCTTTTGTGTGCTGTGCAATCGTATTACTGACCCCATAGGCATTGGCGGCATCTTTGTTTATATCTATTCCTTTGCCGTCTAATAATGCACATAGTACATTTGTACCTAATGGTGTTAAATTTCCTTGACTCATGGACAAAATACGTTAGGGCTTCCCTCTGCGATTGGATGACCACATGTATTGCCTGATGAAATACGCAACACAGGTGAACCCTCACAAATCACAGTAGGGCTACCGTCTGTTGTCGAAGGGCTTGCATGTGGAGGGAGACCGTGTCCCGTAATAGGACTAACGTGTAATCCTACTGCTATACCATTTGCAAAGACAGTCCCGGCACCGCGAATAATCGCACCACCGCCTGAATCTTTATCGCCCTTACGACTTAAATTTGGCATATCTTAACCTAAAATAACTTTCTTTTCAGGAACTTGAATTCCTGTTGTTGCTTCAATATACTTTACTTTTATTTGTTCATTGGTGTCAGCTATTATAGCGACACTATTAATATTTAGTCTGAATTTACCCTCCATATCAGTAGTAAAAAGGCTTGGTACCATACCTATTCCTTTTTGACTTGGTGCGATACTTACTGGTTCAGAAATCGCTATAATATTATCTTCCATGCCAATAACTTTAGCCACTAATTCTTCACCACTGTTTAATTTAAAAGAGTATACTTCATTAATATCAAGTTTCATTTTTATCCCATTAATTTTTTATGTAATTCAGTGTATCCGCCTACTAGTTCCTCGTTTAAAAATATTTGAGGTACTGTTCTTGCATTAGGTACCGCCTCAAGCAATTGTTCTTTGGTATAGTCTTTATTAATGTTTCTTTCTTCAAATTCTATTCCCTTTAATTTTAATAATGCTTTTGCCTTGTCACAAAAAGGACACATGTCCTTACTCCATACTATGGCTTTCGTCATTTTCTTTCACCTTATTATAATGTTGGCAATTTATCTAAATCAACTGTGTCACTCATTACACCTATGACATAGTTTGTACTTTCAGATTCTTGCAATGCTGTTTGTTTTTTATTGATATTCACATGTTTGTTGAACCATGGAATAGGGCTTGTTTTTGGATGATTTTCTTGGTATTTAATACCAATATCTTTCAGTCTATTATAAGCAGTCCAATCTACAAAATCTTTAAGTATGTCAGCATTGAGTCCAATAACAACACCTTTACTAAAAAGATACTCAGCCCAATTTTTTTCTTCTTTAATTACTTCCATATACATATCATATACTTCACGTTCACAGTCTACTTTAGCTCTTGCAAATCTAGGATCATCTTTAACGACTTGATTTATTAGATATGCTGTCCATTCAGTATGCAATAATTCATCTTGTAAAATGAGACTAATAATATTACCATTACCAATAAAGATTTTATTTTCTACCATAGCCAAACTTGTTGCAAAACTAACCATGAAGCGCAGTGCTTCTAATGCATAGCTGGCATTTAGTGCTAACCATATCGCATCGATATGTTCTTTTTCACTAGGTTGATTTCCCAATTCTTTTTCACAATTTAATTGGTGCAGTTGTTCGTAGTATCGCCCAACATTTGCAGCCATTTCAATTATTTCTTTTGTGTCATGTATTTTATTGAATTCTTCTTTAGGAACACCATATACATTACGAATTATATGTGAATAACTTTTACTGTGAATATTTGTTTCAAAGAAACTCCAGTTGTTTACAAGTGCTTCTAATTCTGGTATACTAATTACGGGACCAAATACTTGCGCAGGTGCACGACCTTGAATACTATCTAATGCTGTCTGTCGTAACAAGTTACTAGTAAAGATGTGTTTGACCGCTTCCGTTGCTTCTTTGTGGTCAATCTTGTCTTTAGTTAACGTGACTTCTTCAGGCACCCAAAAGAATCCACGTGCTGTTTCTTCGTACTTAGAAATTTTTGGATATTTTACTTCTTCAAATCGTTGTACAGTGACCACCCCATCTAGAAACATTTTTCTTTGTAGGTAGTTTGTTTGTTCATGTAAATTATATTGTGCTTTACTCATCTTTTTCCTCAACAGAAGATTCAACAATTAAATCTCCGTTCTCTACGTATATATTTCCTATGTCTGTGTTTTGCAATAACATTAAAACCATTTCTTTTTCTATTTCCGGAATATTAACTTCTTCTGTTATTCCATAAAATAATAAAAATGTTTTTATCTTTT